AGAGAGTGATTTAATAGTTGAGGGTTTTGATCCTGAGATCATAGCTAAGATCCCTACAGGTGACATCGAGTTTAGAGACTCTGAACAAACTGAAAGATACAGAAAAGAGGGCGGTCTTCTTCGTAGTACCGTACCGCCAAATCAGCAAAGCAATCGTACAATCAAGATATCGGATGTCTATATTAAAGTTGATATGGATGGAGACGGTAAATCTGAATTGCGACTAGTCAAACTAGCAGCTGATAACATTATATTATCAAATGAAGAGGTGGATTCAATCCCTTACTTCATGATAACGCCAGTTATTAATACTCATAAAGTATTTGGCATGTCTATTGCTGATATGATAGCGGATTTACAATTACTCTCTTCTACTATTATGCGTCAAACATTAGATAGCTTATATCTGTCTAACAATCCAAGACATGCAGTACTTAGGGGACATGTTGAGTTGGATGACTTATTGACAAGTCAAGTGGGTGGTATTGTACGTATCGATACACCTGGGGCTGTGGAGGCTTTAACAGTTCCATTTGTTGGCAATCATTCTATGCCAATGATGGAACTTATTGAACAAATGAACGAAAAGCGTACTGGTGTAAGTTCAACCACTCAAGGTCTCAATTCAGAAGCATTAGCAGATTCTACCAACATGATTGGTGCTATGATAATGAATGCGGCGCAAGGTCGTATCAAGATGATAGCACGTGTCTTTGCCGAAGTAGGGTTTAAGCCGTTGATGTTATATATTCATGAATTGGTACTAAAAAATGAAGATAACAAAAAGATTGCTGATTTGGGTGGGGAGTTTGTCGAGGTTAATCCTACTGATTGGAAAACAAGACGAGATATGGAAGTCAGAGTTGGAATCGGACACTCAGAAAGAAAAGAAAAGATACTTGCTTTGGAACGAGTTCTAAATATGCAGAAAGATATTTTTGCAGCACAAGGTAGTGGCGATGGTCCACTTATGAACTCACAGAATGTGCATAATGCGATACAAGACCTATTAGAACTAACTAATCTTGATACCAGGAATAGGTACTTTGCTGATCCTGCTGAATTCCAACCCCCACCAGAACCAGAGAATCCAACTAGTGAGGCGTTGGAGATTGCAGAGGCAGAATTAACAGCTACCACTGTGGAGAAATCAGCTAGGTTCCGATTGGATGTAGAAACTCAAAGATCAAAAGCCAGCAATGAGGCGGAACAAACGGCCATTGATAAAGCAAAAGTTTTATTACAAGCTCAAGGAACAGATAAACAAAGTCAAATTGATGCTTTATTTAGAGCCGCTGAATTACAGGGCAAACAAGAAGATAGAGCGTTTAACGTATTAAAGGAGGCAGCTAATGTTCAAACTAACCAAGCAGCAACGGGTGGAGCTATCCCAGCCGGCTCGGGAATTAATGGACAATCAGGCTTTTAAGACTGCGATAGAGGAAGTTACGCATAAATATTACGAGGCTTGGCAAACTACGCATGAGAAAGATGTGGAGATGCGTGAGAAGTTCTATATGGCGCATCGAATTATAAAACAGGTTAAAATGCATATAGTTATGTATAGAGACGAAGGCAAATTAAATCAAAAACATGTTGTAAGGGACATAAAAAGGAGTTAAACTATGAGAGAAGACGTACAGTCTGTCAGAGAGGCAGGCAAGGCCTACGCAAAGTTAATGGCGCAACCCCCAGCGGACGCCAAAGAAGAAGAGGAAACTGAGCAGCCGGAAACGGACTTAGTGGAATCCGAAGAAGAGATCGAACAGATCGAAGAAGTCAATGAAGAATCCGAGGAACAGCCCGACGAAGTCGAGGAATCCGAAAATCCCAATATTGAAGAAATAGAATTCGAAGGTGCAAAATATAATGTGCCCAAAGAATTGAAAGAAGCATTTTTGCGTCAATCGGATTATACGAAAAAGACACAAGAATTAGCTGCAAAAGTTCAGGCCGAAACTGACACAAAAGTCAAAGAAGCCACAGTAGATTTAGATAAAAAGCGACAAGGACTCATTGAGACAACCGAGTTGCTGGAACAGTTTATTGGTAAACCATCTGTTTCTGATGAAGAGTTGAAAAAGATGTTGGATGATGGTGATACTGAGGGGTATCTCCGTGTTAAACAGCAAGAAGATCAACGTATAACTCTGATAAGCAATTTAAAAGCCGAGAGAGTTAAGGTTCAAAAGGAGCAGCAAGACGAAGCAAATAAGCGACACGAGGAGTATACTAAACAACAAACCGAGATTCTTCTGACTAAAGTTCCTGAATTAAAGAACGAAGAAAATAGAAAGGGTCTTATTGAGTATGCGAATTCTGTTGGTTATAGCAATGATGAACTTAAATACGCAGTAGATGCTAGATCCTTAGAGGTTTTAGACAAAGCTCGTAGATGGGATGAAATGACTAAGAAGGGCGTTAAGCCTAAACCTAAGTCAAAAAGTCCTAAAGTTACCAAGAAAGCCAGTTCAACTACCCCTAAATCTGCAAAACAGAACCAGACGATTAAATCTCGTCAGGATAGATTTAGTAAAACAAATTCAACTCGTGATGCAGGGAAATTAATTAGTGCTTTGTATGCGAATAAACAGAGGTAAGTAAAATGGCACAACCAACCAATACGTTCGATGCGTTTGACGCAGTCGGTAACAGAGAAGACTTAACTAACATAATTTACAACATTGCTCCAACAATGACACCATTTGTAAGCGGTATAGGAACTACTCCAGTTTCTAATATCTTGCATGAATGGCAAACAGACACGTTGGATACAGCAAGTTCAACCAATGCTCAGATACAGGGTGACGATAAAACTGGTGGTGCAATTACTGCAACATCACGTTTGCAAAACCGTACTCAGATATCTGATAAAGTTGTAACCATAGCTGGTACTCAAAGAGCCTCCGATCCTGCGGGACGTGGTGACGAATTGGGTTATCAGGTGGCATTGAAAGGTGCTGCACTTAAGCGTGATATAGAATCCGCTGCAACTCGTAACAATGCTATTGCTACAGGTAACTCTACATTAGCATCACGGGCACGTACCCTAGAGGCATGGTATACAACTAATACTTCACGCGGTACTTCTGGTGCAAATGGCTCAACTACAGCCGCAGCAACTGATGGAGATGAACGTGATTTAACAGAAAACCTTCTTAAGGGTGTGTTGCAAGATATATTCGTACAGGGTGGTGAGCCTGATATGATTATGGTCGGTGGTTTTAATAAACAAACCATATCCGGTTTCTCAGGTAACAATACACGTATGTTAGATGGTGAAGACCAGCAATTGGTAACTAACATTGATGTTTATGTATCTGACTTTGGTACAATGAAAGTTGTACCAAATAGATTCCAACGTGAGCGCACTGCACACATCCTACAAACTGATATGTGGGCACTTGGTTTCTTACGTCCATTTGAAGATGAAGAGCTATCAAAAACTGGTGACTCTGACAAACGTTTAATCATCACTGAGTGGACATTAGAATCACGTAACCAAGCTGCTTCTGGTGTTATCGCTGACATATCAACAAGTTAACCAAGTCTCCTATATTGGTTAGGGGAGGGCAACCTCCCCATTTAGTTAAATAAATAAAAGGGTAATAAAATGGCTAATACTACAGTTACTAATAATATTAGTATTAAGCAGGATGCGGCACTTGGTCAGGGTTGGGCAAATCAGGATGGTGATTTTGTACAGAATATGACTTATACAGAAACTGCATCAACTGCAACTAATGTTAAGCATTTCGGTCTTACGGACTTAGATTCAACTGCTGCTAAAAGCTTCACGATCGATGCACCTGTACCGGCTTGTGAGAAAACAATCATAATGACAGCGGGAACTACAACAATTAACACAGTGGTATTTGGTTCGACTGTCAACGGTATATCTGTTGGTGGAAGTTCAACCACTCGTAAATTGCAATTCAATGCTATCAATGATTCTGTGATGTTAAGAGGCATCACTACTACTAAGTGGCTGGTGACTTCTAATACTGGCAGTGTGGTTATCGCATCAAGTTAATTAAACAGACATTGAGGAGGCTAAATGTCAAAGATTGCTATCGTAGGAACTACATCGTCCCTACAAGATGCTCCATACAAAGACGAGAGTTGGGAAATATGGGGGATAAATGGTGCTTATACAGTCATGCCCAGATGGGATAAATGGTTTGATATGCACTCGATGGAAATACTTAAAGCCAACCATCAGCCGGCTTACTTTGATTTTTTAAAGAAGGCTGGCAATAATTTAACGTTAAATAAGACATATGAGGAATACCCTGAGGCTAGGGTATTCCCATATCAAGGATTGGTAGAAAAGCACGGTAGGTATTTTACTAATACTATTGCTTGGTTGATAGCGTTAGCGATAGAGCAAGAGCCTGAGGAGATAGGTATCTGGGGCGTTAATATGGCGCAAGATACTGAATATGCACATCAAAGACCATGTTGTGAATATTTCCTTGGTATGGCTAAGGGATTAGGAATAACATTAAATATACCAAAGGCATCAGAGTTATTAAAGGCATCATATTTATATGGAGTAGAAGATACTCCTGATTTTATCGCTAAATTGCCAGATAAAGAAAGAGAATTAAGAAATTTCTATAATGAAGCGTGTAATGAATTAGAGATTAAGACTGGAAATATTAATTATGTAAATGGATATATTCAGGCTCAAAATGAATTTATGACGTTTCTTGATGATAAAGTAAAAGGCAAGAAGCTCAGAGAAACAATTAATGGTTACAAAGTTAGCAAAGATAATAGTATGAAAAAGGAAGCGTTACAATTAAATAATGAAATTACTAATTGGAAAACCAAGAAAGCGCAATATCAAGGTGCATTAGATTTACATCAATATTATAAAACAAATTGGAGTTAAGATTATGAGTTCGAAATTTAGACAAACGAGTTATACCTTTCTTGGTACGCAAAGAGTGGACGTTGCTAATTCAACTGCTGTATTATCGGCGCAAACTGCTGATGACATGTATATAACTCGCATTGTTGGTAATGCTGATTTTTGGATGGCTCACGGAAGTTCAACTGTTACCGCACAATCTAGTGTTGCACAAACAACATCAACATTCCATCCTGCCGATGTAGTGGAGTATTTTAATACACGAGATAGATTTTTCTCAGTTATAACCGATACTTCTACAGCCGCGTTTGTTAATATAACAGAGATCACTCAATGACCTTTACGATTAATAATTACGATAACATGCAGCGTCAATATATCTTTCAGGATGACGGAAAGGTTATTGTCAAGAAGACGCAAGATGTTGAGAAATTATTAAATTATTGTGAGAATAAACGAAATAACGAATCTCAAAACTCAAAGGTAGAAGAGTTTAAACATTACGCTTCTATTCCAATGATAATTGCAGAAAAATTGATAACAAAAGGCATTAATATATTTGATAAGAATTGTGCGGAAGATTTTCAGAAAGAAATAGAAATTAATTATCCATATTTGAAAGTAACTAATTTAAAGGGGTGGTGATGGTTAAAAAGAAAAGAGTTGAAGCAGCAGAGGAGGTCCTTGAGGAGCTTTATGATGAAGAAATTGTTGAAAAAGAAATTGTCGACGAGGAACCTGAAGCAGCAAAACAGAAAATAGGTGACGCAATAGAGGTAGTTCCTATTAAAAATTTAGTAAACGCCAACCGTTTAAGATTGAGATTAGAAGAATTTAAATCATTGGAAGGTGCTGGGTTTAATAATGTCACAATAGACACATTCGATATGCGTACTCAATCACTTAAAGGATGTGTGTTAAAAAACTCAATCTTTAAGAATGTTAATATGCAGGGATGTGATTTTAGTGAAGTTATAGAATGCACTGGTAACACATTCATTAATTGTGATATGCGATGGGGACGCAAACCGGATGGATTTAAAGAAAATAATAAGTTTGAAAATACGGGGCTGTAATGGCTTTAACAAATTATACAAACCTAAAGGCAGCAATTGCAGATTGGATAGCTCGTGATGATCTAACCACGCAAATAGATGACTTTATAGACTTGTTTGAAGCTGAGTTTAACCGGCGTCTTAAAGTCCAGGAGATGCGGTTAACTACTACCGTCACTACAAGTTCGACAACCAGTTTTGTTGATTTACCCGCTGATTTTAGAAAGATGGTTAATATCTCCTTTCAAGGGGATCCTAGAGATATAGAGTTTGGTACTTTAAAACAATTAAAGGTTACTCAGGCCGGAGCTTCTAATCAGGCACGTAGACCAGAGGTTGTCGCGCTAGCATCCGGGTCATCTTCGAGCGCGCCCCTGCGTTTACAGTTTGGACCCAATCCCAATACTGCATATGTGTTCGACTTAGATTATTATGCATCCCTGCCGGCACTCAGCACCTCAACTACTACTAACTGGTTACTTGATGATCAACCTGGTGCTTATCTATTTGGCAGTTTAAAGCATGCAAGATTGTTTATTAAGGACTCTGAAAGTCGGGCGGAAATACAAGCAGAATATGATAGATTGCTAGTGGATATGGCAATTGACAACGAGCAAAAGAAGCTAGGAGGCCCCGGTACTAGAGTAATACCAACGAATGGAGGGCCTTAATGTCTAAAACACGTATCACAGATTTAATAAAGATAGGTGAATGGTTACCTGATAGACCAGAGAATAATAATCCCGGCTCTAATAATGTTTTGAATGTAATTGTTGAAGGTGAAAATTATAAACCTTTTAAGAACTTTGCAACAACAACCAATGCAGTCTCCACCGCTACACGTATCTTTGGTGCCACGTCCTTCGTTGATGATGAGGGTCTTGTAGTTAACTTTGCTGGGAATCAGAATGAATTATTTCAACAAAGCGGCTCGTCATGGGTACAGGTTAGTAAAACATCTACAGAAACCAATACATACAATACATTATCTGATGCTCAATGGAGATTTACCTCATTTGGTCAACGCATTATTGCTGCCAATCTCGCTGATGATATACAGAGTTTTGTAGTCGGCACTTCTACTAATTTCTCTAATTTATCTACGTCTGCTCCCAAAGCCAAAGATGTGGCAATTATTAATAACTTCCTTGTTACCGTTCATACTGATGATGGAACTACGATAAGACCTAATCGTGTGCAATGGAGTGCATTAGACGATCCAACGGACTTTTCTACTAGTGCAGTAACATTATCAGACTTCCAAGACTTAGAGGATGATGGCGGGTTTAATCAACGTATTATCGCTACTCAAAACTACGGTGTTATTGTACGTGAGAATCAAATTGTAAGAATGGAATTTATAGGAACTCCTGCAATATTCCAGTTTACCGTAGCAGAAATAAGCAGAGGAGCCTCAGCTATCAACAGTGTGGTTACTGATGGTGTAATTGTTTATTACTTATCTGATAACGGTTTCTTTGCTTTTGATGGTACACGCTCTGTACCTATTGGAGATAACAAGATTGATAGATTCTTTCTGGATAAGGTGGACAATAACAGGTTACATCTAGTTAAAGGCGCTCTTGATCCTGTAAATAAATATATAGTATGGAGTTACCCGGTTACCAGTAATGATGACTTTAATGTACTCTTGATACTATATCATTGGGCAGAGAATAGATGGTCACAAGCAGAAGAGAATCTTGACTTTATCGAAACACTGGCTACGCCTGGACTGACTCTGGAAGAATTGGATGCACAATCAACCAGCCTTGATGCACTCCCATTTTCTCTTGATTCTCGTGTATGGGCTGGTGGTAATCCAACTTTGGGGGGATTCTCAACAGACCATAAGTTAGGTTTTTTCGATGGAACAAATAAAAAAGCAACTTTACAAAGCGCAGAAGCTATGCTTAATCCAGGTGGACGTGTGTATATATCCTCTGTACTACCAGTGACGGATAGCACTGCTGTACAAGCGAGAGTACAACATAGAATCAATCAATTTGGTACTTTAACTAATACAAGTTCAGGAAGTATTAATACAGTTACCAATGAAATACCATTTAGGATTGATGACAGGTATAATCGTGTAGAGTTAACTATTGCCGAGGGTTCAACATGGGAGTTAATGCAAGGATTTAGATTTAGGGCTAAGAATTCGGGGGTAAGATGACCACCAATATTCAAGGTGTTAAACAGAATCCCGAGGCTACGCGTGATGATTTGCGGCGTATGTCGTTGACGATTAATGAGTTGATTAAGACTGGCAATAGGGGGTTTTTTGAGAGGAAAAGCCAGACCTCAACAGGCACGCCGGTGAGTGACGATGGGACAGCATCTATTTACTATATTGATACTACAGATGCAAATGCCATATTTAACCTGGCTGACTTACCTGGTGTACAGGATAGATATTTAACAGTGGCAAAGATTAGTACAGACGCTAATACTGTAACAATAACGCCATCAAGTACGGCTCAATTAATCGATGGTTCAAGTGATAAAGTAATATCAGATTTTAATGCTTCGCATGATTTACACGCAAGAAATACAACAAACTGGAAAGTCTTATGAGCTATAGACCAACATTTGCAACTGAAATAAGTAATATTGAAGAGTTCAGCGTTGTATATCTGACTTCTATGAATGGTTTTCCTGATGCTGTTGCAAATGTCATTACTGTTCCAGATAATGTAACATTCATATCAACTAAACCAATAGTTCTTCCATCAGATGTACGCATTGAGGTAACTGATGGTGGTATTTCATCTTTTCAATCTCTTAGTGCTGCTATTAATACTTATACAGCTAATTTATCTGGCAATGTTCCTTTTGTAAGTGGAGATATTGGGAGATTTGATATAGCTGATGCCTCTTTCTTCTCTGGAACTGGTGAAGGAAATATATTTGATTTTACTTCGGGCGTTCTTCCTTCATTTACTGTCACTCATAGAAATAGTTTGGTCTTTGGCTTTTCTGCAATTGGTGATTTCAATGGTGGGACTTATCTTAGTGAGAATATTGGATGGGTAAATAATGACGCTGGAATAACTTTTACAGACATGGGTACTATAACTATGGATGAACAAGCATTTAGGGGACAAACTGGAGATCATATAATTGTTAATGGTACAGTAGGCGATGCTGTATTTGCTAGAGTTCAGGCCGCACCGTCAACGGGAGATGCGATTTTTAATATTGATCCTGCTGTAGATGTTACGAATAAGATAATTATAAAAGAAACTTTATTTGATGATTCCGCAGGAGGCACATTATTTGCATCCGGTAGCTTAGATCAAACTAATCCCCGAATACGAGCTTTCAATAATACCAACGAACTTGATAGTTATTGGATTGGTTCATTAGGATTTAAAGAAAATGCGACAGCAACAGTTGTTGTTCTTAATACCTATACGGACATATTAGGTACATCTTCCGATAAAGAATTAGAGAGATTTACACGCTCAGGAAATATACTAACCTATATTGGCTTAGAAAACATAAAGACGAATATAGAGGTAACTATATCTGCCAGCAGAACAACCCCCGCATCTTCTGCAAGAACTATAAGAGCAGCAATATTTATTGATACCGGTTCTGGCTTTGTTGAACAAAATGATAGTTTTTCTATGACTATGAAGGGAGACGTTGCAAACTTTTCATTTCAAATACCAGCAACTCTAACAAATGGCGATATTATTAAAGTTCAAATCAAGAATGAAGACACGACAGATTCTATCTTGGTAGTTGATTATAATTTGACTGTGGGGAAATTATGACAAATACAGTATTAGTAAAGGGAGACAAGACATTTGGTGAAGGTGATGATGGAACCGTCCAATGTGTCGAAGTTAAGGCTGCAATTAAATTACCCCATGAAGACACGTGGAAATTCATGAAAGAAGATGAATTTGAAATTGTATCAAATACTGACTCAACAGTTACAGTTGTAGGTGAAAAGGGAGTAACACTTACATCTAATCTCTCAATGTCAGCTAAAGGCAATAGTATAAAAATAAAATATCAAGGTGATAATACTTACTTAATATGGGGAACGATATGTTTAATCATATTTATTGGCCTTGGAGTATTTACCTATAGTGATACGATGCAAATTATTGAAGATGGAGTTACTTTAATTAAACATAGTAGTAAATGATAGCATTATCGTCTCTACAGAGTCATCAAATTGAGCAAAGATGGTATGAAATTGAGCCTTTTGTTAAAAGAGTATTGGACAAAATAGATTTATATTATACAATAGATTACATCAAATCTAGTCTACTTAGTGCAGAAATGCAGCTATGGACATCATTAGAAGGGACACAAATCAATAGCATTTGTATAACCCAGATAAAGATACACCCAAAATATAAATATCTCGACATTGTTATGCAAGCAGGGCAACTAGCCTCTGTGGCGCATTTAGATCAAATAGAACAATGGGGGAAATCTCAAGGCTGTACTGTAGTAAAAATAACAGGACGGCGTGGTTGGAAAAAGACCTTGCCTGATTATAAAGAGATATCAATTACACTTGAAAAAGAGTTATAGTTATGGGATCAAGAGACACACCGCCACCTACCACAACCACACAGAGACAAGAACCACCAGCATTTGCAGTGCCGGGTTTAACATTTGCAGCAGAAGAAGCACAAAGGCAATTTCAAGCGGGTCCACAACAGTTCTTCCCTGGCTCCACAGTAGTGCCATTTGCCCCACAGACAGAACAAGCATTGCAGTTAACAGAACAACGAGCCTTAGCAGGCAGTCCATTAGTGTCAGCAGCACAAACAACAGCGCAGGATATTGTAGAAGGACGGCAGATCAATCCGTTTCTAGCTGGAGCGGTGCAGTCTGCTATTGCACCTATTGGTCAGCAGTTTCAAGAACAAATATTACCAGATATCAGAAGTTCGTTTGCATCGCTTGGTAGGAGTGGAGGAGGTAGGGAGGAGGCTGCGTTGCAAAATGCTATTCGAAACTTTGGTAGAGGTGTAGGTAATATTGGTGGTCAACTTGCGTTTGGTGCTGCCGAATCAGAGGCAGGAAGACAATTGCAAGCTACACAATTAGCCCCTGGACTTGCCAGAGAGGATTTTGCAGATATAAATAGATTACTTGGTGTCGGACAGACACGAGAAGCCTTAGAAGCAGCGCAATTACAAGAAGAGATTAATCGCTTCCAATTTGAACAGCAAGCACCAGGGGCGGCACTCAATGATTTAATTAATCAGTTAACAGGTGCAACGGCTGGACTTGGAACAAGAACAATTCAAACTCCAGGTGTTGCACAGCCTAGTAGGTTCTTAACTGGTGCAGGAGGTGCGTTAGGTGGTGCTGCGACAGGTGCTGCACTTGGTAGCGTTGTACCATTTTTTGGCACGGGTTTAGGTGCAGCACTTGGTGGTGGAATAGGATTGTTAGGAGGGCTTTTATCATGACAGATATTATTTCAAGATTAGTTAGTGCATTAGGTGGAGCAGGTCGTGAGATAGATTTTATTGGACCTAGACAAGCTGGCACAGGTGAAGCACAAGGTCCAATACTTCCTATTGGTGGTAGGGCTTTTAACAACGCTTTTGCCTTATCCCCACAGGCTCTATCGGCGTTAGGTTTCTTAGGTGGTGGTTTGACTAGTTTTGCAGGAGGTGGGCAACAACAAGCTCCTAATGCCGGCATATTGGAATTTCTTTCACAACAACCATTCCAAGGAGTCCAATCCAGTCAATTAACAGGTGCATCTGGTTTAAGACCTGCTCAAATAGGCGGTACTTCTAATTTGGGTATATTGCAATTATTAGCAGGATTAGGGAGATAACATGTCTAGAGCAAGAGGCTTTTTAGCAAATATACTAGGTGAACAAACAGGTGGCATACTAGGCTCTCCGGTGTCTGCGTTGCCTCAAACACAGGCACCACCAGCACCTACAGGACAAGCGCAGCCACAGGGTAATCGTCTATTTCAAAATCAGGCTTTCCTATCAGCTTTAAATAGCTTTGGTCAGGCTTTGGTACAGCCAGGTCAAGTACCAGGGCAGGCTATTAACACAGGTCAAAGACTTGTACAGGGACTTGGTGCGTTTAATCAACAGTTTGGACAGGAACAATTAGCGGAGCGAGCAAGGCAGCAGCAAAGAGCTCAACAGCAAGCAAAAGTTGCAGCCGACTTACGTGCAGAGGCATTTAAGAAGAGAGAAGTTGCTTTAAAAGAAAGGCAATTTGGTTTGGATGTTAGGGAATTTGAGACAAAAGCAATAGCTGGTGGTCTTGATCCTACACAATTGTTTGATAGAGGAACTAAATTACGTGGTGAATTTACCAATCTCTCAAAAGACTTCATAAAGCAACGTGACGCATTTGGTAGAATACAAGCTTCTGTAGCTGATCTTGTTCCAGGACAAGAGGGTCCTGCTGATTTAGCATTAATCTTTAATTTTATGAAAGTTCTTGATCCAGGCTCTACAGTTAGAGAAGGCGAATTTGCTAATGCCCAGAATAGTGCTGGTGTTTCAGAGACAATTAGAGCTCAATATAATAGGATTACTGCTGGTGGCAGATTGTCCACTAAAACCCGCGCAGAATTTGTTAATAGAGCGCAAAAATTATTTGAAGAAGCAGCAAATCAACATACCAAAAGAGTAGACACATTTACAGGATTGTCTCAAAGGCTGGGAGTAGATCCACAAAATGTTGTTCTTGATT